TTTAAAGATAGTAAAGTACAGCGCCGTAAAGGCTGTCACATGACTAAACAGATTAGGGCGTACGGAGAAGGTCTTATACTCGAATGGTTAATGGAAGAGTATGAACCAGGACACCCTAACTTAGAGAGAATATACAGCGAACCACTCCTAGAAGAGTTAATACAGACGGATGGCGTAAAGAACGTGGACCGTGTGATTGCTCTATGTATGACAATGATATACAGAGAAGAGCTATTCTAGGTTAAGGTAGCTGCAAACAAGGAAGAAAATAAACAGGTTGAGCTCTTTGAATTGCCGTTGTTCAGTCGAAGATATTGGGAGACTGATGATGGTATGCAAGACGATATACCAACATTTAGTTTTTAATATGAACGAATTAAAGATTGTAAGAGGTAATACATTCAATACGGTAATAGAGGTCAAAGCTTATAGGTACGATGGAACTCTTATAGAAGACTTTGATTTACAGACCTGTGATAGTATACAAGTAAAGGTTCACAATGGGAATAAGATTACAACACTGAATAAGTTCTCAGTATGTGAAAACAATAAACTAGATATACGATGGACATCAGACCTTGCAGTAGGTTCGTATACACTTGAAGTTACAGGTAGATTTGATGGACAGAGTTGGAGATTCTACGATACAAAATCAATTCTCAGTATTGTAGAAACCAATGCAGAAGCTAATATCCCACAAGAGTCTATTATAAAAGAAGACTACTACAGCGTAGATGGAAAGGCTCTTTATATTGTGTGCCCTAAAGGAGAAACCGGACCTCAAGGTCCTCGTGGTGAGCAAGGCATACAAGGACCTAAGGGAGATAAAGGCGACAGAGGATTAACAGGAGCTACTGGAGCTACAGGTTTACAGGGACCTAAAGGAGACACTGGGTTAACTGGTCCACGAGGACCTGCAGGACCACAGGGTCCTAAAGGTGAAACAGGTGCTACAGGCCCTCAGGGTCCTCAGGGAGAAAGAGGCCCTCAGGGTATTCAAGGTATATAGGGTCCAGCTGGTCAAGATGGCCGAGACGGTACTGACGGATAGGATGGTGCACCTGGACAAGATGGAGCCCCTGGTAAAGATGGTAAGGACGGCACAGATGGTCAAGATGGACATACTCCTGTAATTACTGCAAGTAAGAGTAGTGGAGTAACTACAATATCTGTAGATGGTACTGCTATTGCTACTATTAATGATGGACAAGACGGCCAGAATGGTACCAACGGAACGAATGGAACTAACGGCACTAATGGTACAGATGGAGTAACTCCTCATATCGATTCTACTACAGGCAATTGGTTTATAGGTACTACTAATACTGGTGTACATGCTCAAGGACCTGCAGGACAAGATGGGTCTAACGGAACCAATGGTACTAATGGTACGAACGGAACAAACGGTACCGACGGTATTACTCCTACAGTATCTGTTTCTACTAGTGGTAAGACTCACACAGTTTCATTCTCATATGGTTCAGGCGATTCTAGAAATACTAGCTTTACTGTAACAGACGGTAACGATGGATAGAATGGTACAAACGGCACTAATCCAGTTGGAGCTGTTACATCTAGTACTACAGGACTTAAGATAGAAGTTGTAAGTTCGCTCCCAGGTTCCCCAGATTCTAATACAATATATATAGTACAATGAACGGATTTGATTTAAGTACAATATCTGGCGTATATGTCGGTAGTGCATAGTATAGTTAGATATATATAGGATCCGATAAGATATGGCCAGTACAAACAGGACCATTACCAGCAGGATATACACAACTTGAATATATATCTAGTTCATCTGGAGGTAACCAATATATAGATCTTGGTATTAAGTTGTATGAAACGCTTAATACAAACTACGATATTGCTATGAAGTTTAATATAGCTTCTGGTAATGCTAACCAAGCTGCTATATTTGCTTGTCAAGATTCAGATAACGATTCTTGGCCTGGTACATTTGTCAGAGTAAACAGTAGTAGTGGTAAAGTTATAGGTAGGTATATTGGAGGTACTGCTAAAGATAATACACTTGGTAATATTGGAGCAGATATAGAACTTCCTGTACAAACATCTCCTAACAAGAACGTTACTAGCTTAAATAATAACAATAGTACACACCAATATGGTACTTCATTGTTCTGTGCGTTTGTAGGAGGTACAAATACTCCAGCTAGATATTGTAATGCTAAACTATATTACTTCAAGTTGTTCGTAGGAGGAACTTTAGTAAGGGATATGATTCCTTGTAAAAATTCAAATAATACTGTAGGACTATATGATTTAGTAAATCGTGTATTTTATTCTTCACCAAATGGAAATAGTTTTGTCGCAGGACCTGTTGTATCATAGAACTATATAACGGACGGATTAATTTTTCATCTTGATGGTATAAATAAAGGAACTGGTGCAGACTGGGTAGATTTGATCGGAGGAATTCAATTAAATACTCGTACTGGATATGAATGTACTTCAACTTTAAATTCTTGGAGTTTTCCTGGGGATAACAATTATTATTTAAGTAGCGCTGACGGCGCATGGAGTTCTATAGGTGGTTCTGATGATTTTACAATAGAAGTTTGTTATAATAATTTAAATACTTCTGCTAGAACATTTTTATTTGGATTTGGAGGAAATTATACTAGTAAATATCCTATTTTTTATCATAATGGAACATATATAACCTGGACGCAGGGTGGATATACATATAATGCTAGTTCCATGACCGGTAATACTAAATATACCGTTAGTTTAAATAATGATTCTGGATTAGTTAACGGTCAAACAATTTAGAAAACATCTTCTACAGATTATTGGGATGTAAATCATACAGACATTAGAATAGGGTCTGCTAGTTCTGGTGGAGCTGCAGGGGCTCCAGCAAAAGGAGACATTTATAGCATAAGAATATATAATAGAAGACTCTCTCAAAGTGAGCAATTGCAAAACCAAATGGTTGATAATTAGAGATTTAATCTTGGATTATCTATCCAATAATACTTAACACAATGGTTAGAATAGAAGATAATTTATACAACTCAAGTTTCCCTCAACAGAAGCTCCCTTTGAAGAAGAAGGATGAGAAGTGGTAGCACGATTGTGTTAACTACATTATAGGTGAGGGTAACGTTACTTCTGGCGGTGCAAATACCAGATTTGGAGAAGTATAGAGCTACTATAATCTTTATAATTCAATATTCGATGATAAGGACTTCAAACGAATCACAAATCCATTTAAAGTGGACGATGGATTCCCCGCTACTCCTCAAGATTTCAATATAATAAGGCCTAAGGTGGACCTCCTTATAGGTGAAGAGACAAAGAGGCCAATGAACTTCAGGGTAGTGAGGACATCGTAGGAAGCTACTTCAGAACTTATGGACAAAGAGAAAGAGATGCTTATGCAGTATCTTATGGCTCAACTCACATCTAAGATGGGTGAGGAAGAAGCTGCTCAGTTCCAGCAACAGCTTGAATCAGGCGAGATTATGCCCCCTGAAGCTATTGCTAAGTATATGTCCAAGGATTATAAAGACGTAGTAGAAAATACCGCATATCATACTCTCACATATTTGAGAGAGAAACTCTCGCTAGACAATGAGTTTATTAAGGGTTGGAAAGATGCCCTTATTGCTGGTAGAGAGTATTATTACGTAGGCATCATGAATGATGAACCATATATGGAGTGTGTAAATCCAGTAGAGTTCTCATTCGAAGAAGCACCAGACCTAGAGTTTGTAGAAGATGCTTCATGGTGCTGCAGACGCATGAAACTTCCTCTTGCTACATTGTACGACAGATATTACAACAAGCTAGAGGAGAAAGATTTGAACAAGCTTACAGAGATGCTTACAGGTCGCCCATCAAACGATCTTGGTGATAGAGGACCAGTAGACGACTTTGGAGGTGGTATACAGATGCATATCTACGATAATCCTATGATGGATCAGAAGACACGTAGTTCTATTAATGTATATCACTGCTGCTGGAAATCATTTAAGAAGATATTCTATGTTACTTATATGGACGAGACAGGTACTCCACAGGTTGAGATAGCCGATGAGACATATAAGAAGACTGGCATGGAATTAGACGTAACACCAGATTGGATAGTAGAAGTATGGGAAGGATATAGAGCTGGTTCAGATTTATATTTTGGTATATAGCCTATTGAGTATCAGCATGTAAGCATAGACAATCCTAATAGTCAAAAGCTCCCTTATACAGGAGCTGTATACAGCAATAGAAACAGCAAGCCTAGAAGTCTTGTAAGTATTCTTAGACCTCTTCAGTACATGTACATTGTACTGTGGTATAGACTTGAGATGGCTATTGCTCGTGATAAGGGTAAGGTTGTTAACATGGATATCACCCAAATTCCTAAGTCTATGAACATTACTCCTGAAAGATGGATGCACTATCTGTCTTCTGTAGGTGTAAACTTCATCAACCCATATGAAGAGGGTTGGAATGTTCCAGGGCGTGAAGGTGGTAAGCCAGCTACATTCAATCAGATTGCTGCAATCGATCTTACAATGTCTAATGTTATTGCTGAGTACATTCAGCTGATGGACAAGATCGAACAGCTTGCAGGTACTATCTCAGGTATCACAGAACAGCGTGAAGGTGCGATTAGTTCTAGTGAGCTTGTAGGTAATGTAGAGCGTAGTGTAGTACAGTCATCACATATTACAGAGCCTTTGTTCTGGGTACACAACCAGTGTAAGCGTCATGCACTTAACATGCTGCTTGATACAGCTAAAGGTGCTTGGCAACAGACAGGCAAGAAGAAGCTTAGTTATATCTTCGATAATGGAGAACGTGCTTATATTGATATACAAGATAAGTTCTTCTATGAGGATATGGACGTGTTTGTAAGCGATACTTCTAAGGATATGGAGAATATACAAAAGCTCCAACAGCTTATTCAACCTGCTATGCAGAATGGTGCTAGCTTACTTGAAGCAGCCGAAGTACTTACAAACGATAACTTCAACATCATTAAGCAGAAGCTTAAGGAGATGCAGGAGCGCCAAGAGAGAATGCAACAACAAGCTCAGGAAGCCGAACAGCAGCAAGCTATGCAACTGCAGCAAATGCAGAATGAACAACGTGAACAAGAGCTTATGCTTGAGGAAGCTAAGATGGAGCTTGAGCGTTACAAGATCGATGCTGATAACCAGACTAAGATTGCAGTAGCAGAGATTAGTGCTTACAGAGGATCTGAAGAGAAGGATGCTAATCAGAATGGTATACCTGATCCTATGGAGATTGCTAAGGATGCTACAGCATAGCGTAAGATTGCATCTGATGAGTATACTAAGCGTTATGAAGCTCGTCAGAAGAAGGAGATAGAAGATAAGAAGATTGAGCTTGAGCGTGACCGTATGAAGCACGAGATGGAGTTGCAGAAGGCTAAAGACGATGCTGCTTTGGAACGTGAGAAGATTAAAGCACGT